TGTTTGATCATGTAATCCATCATTTCATCATACTCTTCACTTGAGAAGTCGTCTGGGATTTCCACTAAACCATTCCTATTCCATTTAAATATCTGAGAATATCATCTGGAGCCTGTCTATTTCTTTCAAGGTCTCTTTGTAGAATATTATCCCATTCTTTTTGTTTGTTGTCAAGTGCTTGTTGTTTGTATGTGTGAACTTCTATTTCTCTTCCGCCCTGCCTTCTTGGAGTTAAAGCAATAGCATTATATATTGCACCACAAACAGCATCTGCAAGATCCTTAGATCCCTTTCTTGGGTGATCCACCTTGTCACGAATAATTCTTAACTGTAATAACTCTTCTATTAGCAATCTAATTGCTGGACCTACTAGTCTTTCTTCTGCTACAAGCATCTGCATATCTTCATAGTGTTTTTTTGCAACAGATAAGGTTTCTGAGTTCATACCACTTGCCTTTAACTCATTCATAATATCAAGAGAGTTCCATCTGTCAAATGTTACTAGTTTAATTTTAAACCCACGGTTTCTAAGATCTAAAATATAATTTTTTACATCCTTAAAGTCTACAGTTTTATCTGCAGTTGGTGTCCACCATCTAACAGCATCAACAACTACTAACGGATTTATTACATCATAATCATTAAAGGTTGTAATTTTTACAAACTTTTCAACGTGAGCTAAAGCAACTGCACAATGGTCGTGCTTTTGTGCAAGGTCAACATGTATAAAGTATTCTTTTTCATCATCTGGAACAAACCACTCTGCAAATCTTCCGCTTTCATCTATTGCAAGTGATGGTTGATTAAAGCATGCTTCAATTTTTTCTTTTGATCTAAAGAATGCATCTACAGCATCTGGAGGCATACATGCAAATCTTGACAAAGCATCTGTAGGATTTGTATAAAACTGAATTTTAAAATCTTCTATTTTTCTTGTTGGATTTATTTCCCATGTTGGTCTGCGTAGGGCAAAAACTTTAGGAAACTTGTAGGCACTAATGTGATCTTCTTCCCACTGAATAGTAAACTCATTGTTTGAATCTTCAACTTCTAGTGTCTCATCTAATTTAAAAGTATGCTCACGAATAATTGTTTCTTTGGCTGCAATTACTGCATCATATCTTTGTTGGATATAGTCATTGCGGTATCTTGGGAATGAAAGCAAAACTACTTTACCAAAATCTGGGAAACGAGAATCTACAGAGGCACGATACATATCATAAATTGCCTGACCAGTTTTTGCTTGATCATGACCTGTTGTATTGTCAATAGCAAATCCAGAGATCTCATCAAGAATTACGCAAAGTACGTTGTATCCCTCCCAAGATTCTCTTTCAGAGTGTCCTGAGTGGCAGGTAATTCCTTTATCAAAACTTACTGAACCTGCGGTGTAGGAATACTTTCCTTGAAACCAAGGGGACTTATCAATTCTATTTTTTAAACCTTTAAAGAAAACGTTCTTTGCTTGCTCAGCGTTAATAGCAATATTAAGAATATCAATAGAGTCACCTGGAGGTTTGCCATAATACTTTGCAGGATCCTTTAAACATAAAAGAAGGTAAACCATATAGGAAACAGAAATGGTTGACATGTAGTCTTTACCAGACCCTTTTCCAAGCTGAAGCACTACTTCATTGCAAGTTTGTTTTGATATCTTGGTACCTTCTTCTTGACCAAAAACATTAATTAAAGTTTCTTTTTTATAAATTTGACTCATTGCTTTAATTGCAGTGTATTGATAATCAGAAAGCGGTGGTAGACCTAGGTAGTCTCTAGAAGTTACAAACTCTTCTAGGGCTACTGGCTTTTCGTCAAATTCATCTCCACCAAGAAGATCAATCATGTCTTCAAACACTAGAGTGCCTCTGCTTGTCCCGTTATTTTACTTAACCTTGAAGAAACTTGAGGCTTACATTTTTCACAGGATGAAACAACATCTCTAATAATTTCAACAAGCATCTGTTGCTTTTCTTCTGTTTCAATAATTTGTTCTGCTAGTTCATTGTTATCTAGCACACCTGCTTTTTGTAGCATGTCCATTTGTTTTTGTTGAATATCAGCAATTAGTTTTAGGGCTGATGTTTTTTGTGGCAGCTGTGCAGTTAGGTCTGCTTGCTCTACTACATCCCAGGCTTCTTTAATAAGCATAGAATAGTGCTGATCTGCACCTGCAAGAGCTTCTCTGGCTCGCATTTGAATTTGTCTGTCACTTTGGATAACTGTACGCCATTCATTTAAATACTCAGTTACCTCAGATCTTTTAAATCCAGTAATTGTAGCAATTTCATTAGGGTTCGTGTTTCCACGAAGAAATTCTTCAACAACCTTGTTGATTCTTTCCCAACGTTCTGCTAGCTCAATTTCCGCTGCCATTCTTCTTAATCCTTTTCTTCTTAGGTTTAATTATACCCTTTAAATCCCACAAATAAAAGGACCTATATCCAGTAGGACCAATAACATCAATCCATTCCATGCCAGAATCAGTATTCTTTACATATTTTTCAAACCTAAACTCTCCACGAACATTCTTTATTTTAATAGGTGTTCCTGGAACAATTAAGTCTTTGCCATGCTGATGTTCAAATTTTACATCCCAATTGGGATTATATTTAATTACCGTTGTTTTCTTTGCCATTAACGAAATCCGCCAGAAGTTGGTGCCCATACAGCAACGTTTCCGATTGTCCAACTTCTTGCCAAAACATTTCCACATTCATGGCATTGTTGATGGTCTCTGTCATCAACCCTAACATTTGATCTTGTAATAGTTTGATCGCACTCTGCACAGGTGTACTCATAGGTAGGCACTATCTACCCTCCAGTCTATTAATTTCATCGTTAATGTAAAAAATTGCTTTTTGTAAATCCTCAATTTGCTTTTTATCATCCTTAATTCCAGCTCGCCAAAGATATTTAAAGGCATTGCCAATGTTAAAGTTTCTGTGACGTGTAATCTGAATACACTCAACGCCAGATGGGTCAGTTGTGTAGTGGATAGGATGATTTACTTGGTCTACTTCAATATGAAATTTATCTTCATACTCGTGCATTTAATTTTCCATTCTTCTGTAAAGATCTTTTAGCCCCTTTAGTGTACCAATGTCCATATATTCTCCGTCATTTTTAACTGCTTGAATATTAAACCTTGAGGTTATCCATTCCTGAATTTGTTCTCCTGGATGGTTCTTGCTTGGGTCTACATATCTTATCATATTTTTTCGGAAAAGTAAAGTTCCCCATAAATATTCATATTCACAATTGTTTGTTTTGTCTTTTGAGGCTACTACCTTGTTGCCCGATAAAGATACCTGACCAACTCTTCCTCTAAGTTCTTCTGGACAATTCCAAACTCCTAAAACTAAATCTGCGTTGTCTTGATTTCTTTTAAGTTCTGAGTAAATGTTCTTTGTTGAATTTAAGATATAAGTATCAGGCATTCCAACAAGCACAGTGTCATTATAGTCGCCTATCATGAAATTAATTGCGTCAGACATCGTTGAGGGCTCTCTAACGATAAGCTTTATGTTCATGTCCATGTTCTGAATAATTGGAACCCACTCAGGTCTTGTTGATACACGAACTTCGTCACATACTTCAAGCATTTGATTTACATGCCATTGCAGCAGACATCTATCATCGCTAATTGGCAAACAAAATTTTGGTATCCCACCAATCCTAGATGCCTTTCCTGATGCAGGAAGAACTCCAATTGTAGGCATTATTCTTTCCAGTCTTTTGGATCAAACCCATCTTTATAGGATTGGTTTACTAGTGGATCTGCTTTCCAAGCAATGTATCCTTCTTTTCTTCCTGAGTCTCCCCAATACAAGTGCTTTACATGCTTATCAAGTAAGCATCTTGCCTTGTCTCCAGAAAAAGCAAAAAATCTATTTTGTTGTGCTAGCTCTGATTGATTGTATTCATGAGCCTTTATTCTTAAATCTCCTTCATGAGGAGGAAGCCCCATTGAATTCATTAGGCTGTCTGTAAACATTGCAACATCGGTATAGTAGTGAACCATGTTAGGAATATTCCAGTCTTCTAACTTTGATCTTTCAACACACAAATCTATTGCATCTTTTAAAAATGGATGACCTGACCTTGCTGCAATAACTTGTGTTGCATACCAAGGTGTGTCTCCTTCAAGGTCTACCACCATTTCATATCCCTGCGGAAACCATCTAGAAATTTTACTGATACAAGTTGTATCTAAATCAGCATACACTCCACCATGGGCATATAGGATTGCAAATCTCCATAGACCAGCCTTCATAACACCCATAGGCATTTTCATATAAGTGTCGTAAATTTCAGAATTATATTCGTACTTAAAAAAGTGCTCCCTATCTTCTGCACTCATGTAGTTATGTTCCCAAGAAGGATTTTGAGAAATCCAAGAGTTTATTCCTTCTTGTGCATATCCTGGAAGCTCTTCTCTTTTGCATTCATAGGTTTGCCAAATGTTTTTTTCAATCATCTTGACCACTTCCTCTGATTTCTAATTAAGTCAAACTCTACAAGATATCTGTAAACTGTTTGATGACTAGTCTCACATTCCTTGGCAATATCTTCAATAGTTTTTCTATCAATAATATATCTTTTTGTAAGCCAGGTCTTTGACTGATAAAGCTTTTTCATGATCTCTCCGTAAGTTTATTGTATGCGTAGTAAGCAATTCCAATAGCATCGCCAGTGTCATTGTCCGTAACACTTATGTTAAACTTATTGTTAAAGTAGTCCATTGTTTTTTGCTTTCTGCTCTCTCTTATTTTACCCTTATACCAGCTATCAGTCTTGCCTGGAAACTCCAGCCTAATGTTAGCCTTATCTGCTTTAGTTGGATTATTGTTTCCAATAAAAGACTGCCATTGAATTGGAGCAACGGTAATTACCCTTGTCTCAGGCTTTAGTAGTGATGCTAGTGATGCACCAACAATCATTGCAATTTTAAGTCCTGCATCTGCTGACCTAACCATAATTGCAGACTCAACTGCAACATAGTCTGGATCTACTAGAGATGCAATAGCCTCTGACTTTCTATGAGCATCTTTAACCTTGTCATAAATGTCAGCACCCACGATTGGCATCTTGCCAAACTTTACTGGCTTGTCATTTTCAAATAAACAAAATGCTAGTGAGGCAGTTGAAGCATCAATTCCCAAAACTTTGTGGGCACTAGACTTTTTTAGTACTGCTAATGACATTTGACATTGCCTCCATAGCTAAATATCTTTTATTTTTTTTATTTTTAGAGTCACAAACGGAACAAGTATCATCGGAGTTATATCTACTTAAGGTTGATCCACATCCACAAAGTCTTTCAAGACCGTTTAGCCTTGCCTTCTTTTGATAATACTTTTCCATAATTCTTTTGTTTGTTGCAATACGGCAGCATTCTCCAGAGCAATACTTTTGATTATGAGTTTTTGCATCAAACTTTAAGTTACATTCTTTACATACTTTCATGCTTGTCTAATTTCTAGCGGAACTATCTTATGTCTTCCATCTGGTTTTTCAAAACAGACTTCTTTAACTGGACAATAAGTGCAGGGAGCCTTGTCACCCTTAAATGGACGCTTAATGTTTTTCTTTTCTTCCCAAGCAGCACGAACTTCTTTCATCCAGTCAAAAATGTAATCTACATAGTCTAAGTTTTCTGGTGACATTACCATTGGGATTACGGTAATTTCGTGAGTGTTCTTGTTCTCATACAAAAAGAATCCTTCTTCAGCACCAGTAACTTTCATGTAAATAAGCAATTGAACAACGTGACTATCTGCTCCAGTTGAGGTGTCTTTTCTTAAAGTGTATTGATCGTCTTTAATTGTTTTAATTTCTCCAACAATTTCTTCACCTTCAACATCTAAGATAAGATCTATAAAACCACGAATTGGTGGGCTGTCTAATTTAATTTCACGTTCTGATTCTTTTAGGTATCCAGTCTTTGCAATAACCCTTTCAAGCCTTGTGTGTGCATCTGTACCGTTGTCCATTGCAGCAACACCTTGAGCATTAAATGTTTCTTTAAAGTCTGCACCATCAAAAGCAATTGACCAGTATCTGGGACACTTCCCATGACCATAGCCAACTGTAGATGGAGAAAAGGTAGTTTTTTTTCTATGAATATATCCAGTCTTTCCTTCTAGGTAAGCTCTGCCAATTGCAAGCCTAAATTTTTTTGCATCTAGCTTTGTGTTCTTTGGCTTTTTTGTTAATGTTCCAATTAAGTTTCTAGCCACTAGGCACCAAGCCTTGCAATATACTTTAAGGAATCCACAAGCTTGTCTAGGGAATCTCTCATAGAGTAGTACACATGCTTCTTAGTGTTGTTAATACTTCCTGATGGTCCCTTTTCTACAGTTGTGTACCAAGTAGCAAGCATTCCAAACTTTGCACTCATAGCCTGTAGTTTGCTAATTAAAACTACTGCTTGAACAGATGGAATGTCTGGCTTCATCATAATCTTAACAACAATAGCCATTGCCTCATCGAGGTCCTTATCTTTCATAAACTCGTGAATATCATTAAATTCAGTTACCTGACTAATATAATCAAGGGTTGATTCCATTTGCTCTCTCCATTAAATCCTCTAGCATTGCCCATTCAATGACTGCTAGTCTTATCTTTTGCGTTTCCCCAATTGCCAACAGCAATGCTGGAGACTTAGTATTATCAGTTCTTAATGTGTCAGTTACAATCTTTGCCCAGACATCTTGACTTAAGGTAAAACTTTTTCCTGCTTCTTTTACATCAACAATGAACTCATCAAGTGATCCGTCACCTTTTTGATATTGTCCACGACCAGAATTTTTATGTGCCTTAGCACCAATTCTTTTTAGTTCGCCACGTTCGCTCATAGTTTAATTTCATTTCTATGATTACTAGAACAAACATAAACTATTACTAATTCATCTTCATTAAGCTTTGCCTGTCTTAAATGCTCGTTACAGTCTTGACACATGAATGTTCCAAATATTGTATCTACGCCAATATCTGCTTGTCTTTCTGAAGACTTTATAAAATCTTCTGGGTTAATGCTCATAACTTGCTGTATACCATGCTTTCTAGTGTGTCAAATACTGCTGGGTTTTCTTTTACATAGTCAATGACTTTTGCACGACCCTGCAATCTTTGGTCCATAATAGTATACCAGGCTCCACCACGTTCAATGATTCCCATCATTTCTGCAACATCAACAAGATCAGCAACCTTGTCTACCCCAACCATATCTCCTTGAAAATAAAAATCATACGATCCACCAATGAATTGTGGTCCAGTCTTATTATAGTCGATTGTCCAGTTTACTGGACGACCAACACGCTGTTCAATTAACTTATCTCCAACAGCAATCTTGTCTTTAATAGACGATGCCTCCGATTCTGAAGACCACAACTTAATAATTGTACTTGAAAAGAATTTAACAGCCATACCTCCAGTTGGAATATGAGTTGCATGCATTCCTCCAAAACTATTACGTTGCTGTGAAATTAAAACAAGCAAGGTATTTTTATTTGCATAGTTCATCATTTTTACAGCATGTGTCATGTCTTTTGCTTCTGCACCAATTTGCTTTGTGTTTTCAAGAGACTTTAGCTCTTCTCCATCTTTTTCAAAATAGATTGCAGGAAGAAGAGCAGAAATAGAGTCAACGACTACTAGGTCCACTCCTGCATTCATTAAGTCAACAACTACATCTACCATGTCGTTTACAGACTTTGCTGCAGAATAAATTAATTTGCTTGAGTCTACTCCAAGCTTTTCTGCCCACTCAGGTGAGTAGGATGCCTCAGAATCAATCCAGGCACAAGTCTTTCCTTCTTTTTGTGCTTCACCAATCATTTGTAAACAAAAAGAAGATTTACCTGCAGACTTATTGCCCCACACAAGAACCTGACGACCATATCCTAGCCCACCTTTTAGTCCTACATTTAAACTAAGGCTTGGTGTAGGTTGCTTTTCTGTTTCTACATCTACTGCTGACTGTACTCTTTTTCTTGTTTTTGGGTCTAATCTCGATAGGATATCTTCCATCGTTGTTTCTATTGCTTTTGTTTCTACCATTTTATTCTCCAATTTCCTATCTGTATATTATATCATCCCAGTACGCCATGCATTTTAGGGCGTTTACTATTAATAATTGTCTTCTTTGTAACCACATCTTCAAGAGAGTCTTTAGCTTCTCCAGCCATCACAAGACCTTGATACAAGTCAACAACACGAATAATGATATCCGCTAGTTCTTCAACAACCTCTTGCTGTCCTTTTTGCTTTCTAAGTGCCTCAAGAACTTCTGTTGCTTCAGAGTGAATCATTGCAATTTGTTTTGCAAAAAAAATAAATGGGTCTGCCTTTGACTCTACATTCTCATACATGTAGTCCCAAAATCCTTTTTCTGTTGCATTATGATGTACACTTCTTGCTAAATTGTCTAAGTTCATACTCTTTCAAATCCTTTCACAGTGACTGAGCCACTTGATGTTGTGTTTAATACTGGCTTACAAACGCCACCAGGCTTCATTCTAACTAGCGATTCTGCATATGCAGTTGGAAATACGACAACACTATACAGCTCTTTATCTTCATCAGCAAGAACTACGTTTGCCATCTTATCTCCCTTTTTTGTTTTTCTTGGAGTAAAGCTAATTACCATGTATTCTTTATCTCCAAGGCTCAATGTCCTTGACATTAAATATTTTATAAAAGGATTTGAGTTATCCTTTAGGTCTTCTGGTGTAGCAAAAGCACCAATTCTATTATCTGCAATTAAAAAGATATACATCTTTCCAGCTTCAATAGTGGTTTCTGATCTATCAAATACTCCAACGCTTCCTGTTTTGTCTACAACCTCAATACGGCTCCAGCCATCTCCACGCTTAATAGCCTTTACCATTCCAATAACTAGGAAGCAACCTTCTTCTTCATACTCTTCAATTGGTCTAGTGTATGCTTCAATCCATCTAGGAATATCTGTATGAAATTCTGGAATGTTAAGGTACTCGTAAAAGTTTTTGTTTTCTTCCCCAGTACGCTGGTTATCATTAAATGCTGCAGCACCAACTCTGTTTAGTGCATCTATAGCACGACTATTAATTCCAGAACCTTTCTTGCTTGCATGTTCCATAAATTCTTCATAGGAATAAAAAGGTCTTTTATCAATGATCTTCTTGCTAATGTTTTCAGAAATATATTTAATGTTTCCAAGACCAAACCTAATTGACTTTTCTTCAAGAGTAAAGTCAAGGTCTGACTCATTAATGTGTGGGAGCCTAATCTTAATTCCCATACGCTTAGCTTCAATTAAGTAGTCTGTGCGAGTATCTTTATCTTTTTCGTTCTTAAGAAGAGAATACATGAACTCGTGTGGATAGTAACGCTTAATCCATGCTGACCAATAAGAAAGCATAGAGTATGCAACAGCATGAGATTTGTTAAAAGAATATCCAGCGTGGGCTTCAAAGTCGTGCCACAAAGACTCTGCTTGTTTTTCTGTAACATGCTTGGAAGCACCCTTAACAAACTGTTCCTTAAACTTATCAAACTCTTTAGCATCTTTTTTCTTACCAATAATTTTACGAACTTTGTCTGCCTCTGCCATGGACATCCCACCCAAATGAACACAGGCAAGCATAACTTGTTCTTGATATAAAATACATCCGTAAGTATCTTTTGTAAAATCTTTTACAATGTCATGCAAATATTTTACTGGCTTCTTGCCTTTTTTACGAGCGATATACTCTGCACCAATAGTATTCATTGCACCTGGACGAACAAGAGCATTTGAAGCAGCAAGTTCATCAAAATTATATACGCCCATTTTTACAAGAAGATTTGTGTATGGAGTTGTTTCTGCTTGAAATACACCCTTAGTAAAACCTGCAGTTAAGTCTGCGTAAACTTCTCTGTCTGCTAAATCAATCTTTCTTAAATCTAGCTTTACTCCTTGGCGTTCTTCAATCATATCCATTGCATCGTGAATAACTGTTAAAGTTTTAAGTCCAAGTGCATCAATTTTAATAAGACCAATATCAGCAGCCTGTTCCATATCAACTGCTACTACTTGAACACGATCATCTGACTGAGTATCTTTTCTAGTTTCCATTGGAGCATATTTTGAAATGTTATCTTTGGCAGCCACAATTCCAGCAGCATGCATTCCTGTTCCACGAATACGTCCACGAAGCCTTTCTGCGTACTTAACTACTTCTGGATATTTCTGTCTAAACTCAGCAGTTGATTTATCACTAATAAAATCGTCCCATGTCTCAACACCTTTAAGTGCCTTGTTAACTTCTGGCAAAGGAATATGAAAAACACGAGCAACGTCTCTTACAACACCCTTATCCTTAAAAGTTAAGAATGTAGCAATAGATGCAACATGCTTGTATTGATCAGCAAGATAGTCCTTTACTTGACCACGTTTACGATCCTCATAGTCAGTATCAATATCTGGAAAGTCATTACGTTCTGGATTAATAAATCGGAAAAACAAAAGACCAAACTTAATTGGATCAACCTCAGTAATTTCTAATGCGTAGCAAACCAAAGAACCTGCTGCCGAACCACGACCAGGACCAACAAAAATATTATTATTTTTTGACCAACCAATCATGTCTGACACAACAAGGAAATACGAAGAAAAGTTTTTAGATTTAATAATCTCAAGCTCTTCTTTAAGTCTATCTAAATAAACTTTGTCTTCTCCAAAGCCACGCTTAATTAGACCTTCCATGGCTAGTCTTTCAAGTTCTGAGTTGGGGTCTTTATGATCAACTGGAAGCAGGTCTAGATTTTCTTTTAGGTCATAGGATCCAACCTTAGAACTAATTTCCATAGAATTTTCATAGAGATCGTCTCTATCAATTCCTTGGTCAATCATCTTGTCACGAACTGTTTTATGGTCCATTAAAAAGATGTCAAGGTCTTTAAACGACATAAAGCGATCACCATATAGGTAGTCTAGTCTTTCAATTAAATCTTTAATCTTTCTACTATCATCAAAGGTTGCCTCTTTTAAAACCTTTGGATGGGTTCCAAGAATAAGCATAATTTCTTCTGCAATCTTATCTTCTGGAGAAGCATAGTGACAGTCTAAAGTAACGGTACTCTTAACACCCATGTCATCTGCTAGTTTTAACATTTGTAAATTAAGTTCTGCAGGATTATGTGGTTGAAGTTCCATATAAAAGTTATCTTTAAATACCTGCTTAAACCAGTCAGTATGTCTTTTTGCTGCATCCATATTACCATTCTGAATTGCTTTAGCAATAATGCTATTCATACATCCAGACAAAACAATTAAGTCTTTTGAGTTTTCTTGTAGTACCTCAAAGTCAATTCTAGGCTTACTAAAGAATCCGTCATTCCATCCAATTTCTGAAAGCTTTGATAAATTTTGTAATCCGTTTTCATTTTGTGCTAAAACAATTAAATGGTTGTAAATTTGATCCTCGTCTGCACGATCTTTTCTTGCTCTCTTATCTAAACGATCTGTTGTAAAATATGCTTCTAAGCCTAGTATGGGCTTTACAGAACTGCTCTTTGCAGCAATTAATAAATCTCTGTGACCGCTTAAGGTACCGTGATCTGTAATAGATATAGCACCCATACCAATCTCCTCTGCTCTTTTAAGCAGTTCTTCTGGAGAAGAGAAGCCGTCTAGTAGGCTGTAGTAAGAATGTGAATGATGATTGTGAAACATTTATCTCCAATAATAGTTGGGGGCAGTAAGATTATATCC